TGGCCAGAGCATTCAAGGTGATTGGGGTAGATGCTAAGGCAGCAGGAAAAGACATCATAGGTAGCTTCATTGAAAGTGCCCAGCACGTCAAAGCATACAGGCAAACACTGGCAGGTGCTGAAGCCACCAACCTGATTTATGGCAGAACAGCCGGGGTAATAGCCAGATCACAGGATGCAGTGACCCTGGCACTGACAGGGAGCAGGAAAGAGTTAGAAGATAGATTGATTTTAGCCACACTGAAGGCAGTAGAAGCCGGGGGCAGACTGGATACCCAGATAAATAAGACTGGGCATACCTATGAAGTATTCAAGCAAAACATGTCTGGTACTAGTTTTGGGGGCATAGTTGAAGATGTCTTTAAGGGCATAGAAAACGCCATGGTAGGTGTCAGCAATATGCTGAAGGAAATGGAGAAAAGCCCCACATGGCAGAAGATACTGAAAGGTGGGGCACTGCTGCAGGGGCCACTAACAGGCATACCATACTTCTTAGGTCAGATTGGCAAAGTAGCACCCACTGTGCCAGTCAATACCACCCCGGTGACTGGCCCTAAGCGTAGTACAGGCAAGCCTACAGAGCAGGACAAACTGACTGCAGGTGATCTGGCTGGGCTATTGGGTGACAAGGGTGGGGGAGCAAAGGCAGCTAAAGTAGTGGATCTGGCAGCCACCCTGCAGGATCTGGCTGAAGCCAACAGAGCAGCTAAGGCTTACTTTGATGGCATGAAGTCAGCTACTGAAAGTTTTTATGCTGCCCAGCGTATTAGCTTTGATGTCTATACAAAGGAAATGACCAAGCTGGATGAACAGTTTAGGCAGGCACAGATCCAGAATGCTTTCAACGTGCAGCAGGTACTGGAGCAGCAGTTAGCCACACTGAAACCTGGCACAGATAATTATAAGCGTGTAGAAGAAGCACTGAATAAGATCAAAGAAGAAGCCATAAAGCTGGCTAAAGAAGTGAATATCACAGTGCTGCCTGCCATCAATGAATGGCTGGACAGGCTAAAGGCATTTGGTGTGCTGCCCCTGCCCCTGGCTGCTCCACCCCCAATCACACCCACCAGACCACGTACAGTGCAGGGCCTTGAAGCCCCTGATGTCGATAAGATAGGGAAGCCGGAAACCAGACCCCGTATCTTTACAGAAACGCTGCCCAGCAGGGCCAGAAGGGTGGGGGGTGAAAGGGGTGATGAACTCACAGCCATTGATGAACAGTTTACAGCCCTGTTTGATGACATGCTATTCAGTACCCTGACTGCACGTAAGACAGTGGGGCTGGCCTTTGCAGATCTGGCTATAGGCGTGGTGGATACTTTTGCAGCAGAGTTTACAGCAGCACTGAGAAAAGAATTTATCACCCCGGTGATTGAAAGCCTTTCCAATATGCTGCATGAAATGATAACGGGTTTGTTTAGTGGTGGGGTAGGTGGCAGTGGTGCTAAGGGCTTCTTTGCGGGTGTGTTCAAGGGTATAGGTAAAATCTTTGGGGGCATCTTTGGCGGGGGTGGCACCCTTGCCCCTGGCAAGTTTGGCATAGCAGGTGAACGTGGGCCAGAACTTATCTTTTCAGGAAGCCAGCCCCTGCATATAGCACCAGTGACTGCAGGCAGTGCAGGCAATGTGTTCAATATCAATGTGGGTGTGAATGCACCCAATGGCACAGTAGATAAAAAGACACAGGATCAGCTTGCAGCATTAGTCATGCAGAGTGTCAGGCGAGCACAGAGAAACGAAGGGGCCAGATGAAGTATGCCCACCTATGAATCAGCCAGCTTCCCCGAATTAGCCATCTTTGCCAATGGTGCCATCACCGGGGGGCCTACCTTCTCCACTAACATAGTGCATACCTGCAATGGCTGGGAGCAGAGAAACGGAAACACAGGCATACATGCCAGAAGGGTATTTCAGCTAAATACTGGCACCATCACTGATGCAGTCAGGCTGGCTGTGCTTCTATTCTTTGATGCAAGGCGTGGTCAGACAGATTCATTCAGGTTTAAGGATCCATTTGATTTTCAGGCAGTCAATGAACCGATAGTAGGGGGGCAGTTAGTCAAGCGTTATACGGTAGGCTCAGTGAACTATGACAGACCCATAGTGAAGCCAGTCAATGGTACGGTGACCTTCAGTGGTGGGGGTACGTTGAATTATGAAACAGGGGTTATCAGTGGCAGTGGGGGTGGCACGTGGTCAGGTGAGTTTGAAATTCAGGCAAGGTTCGCCACTGACAGGTACATAGAAACAAACTATTTTGTAAACTGGCACGAAGTCACACTGGATATAGTTGAAGTCTTTGACTATGACATACCTGGGGCAGCAGGTGCTGCACTGCCATCCACCATCAGCTACAGCCTGCCACTGCCCCTTGAAGTAGGCAGGCAGCGCCATCATGACTTTAGCACCCGAATGGTGCAGGGTGGGGGATACTCAGAAGATAGGTTTCAGCAGTACCCTAATGGCGTGGTGGGTTTTGCGGGGAATTTCCTGTGTCAGAACAGAGCAGCACTGGAAACCCTTATCAGTACCTTTCTCTGTGTCAGGGGCAGGCGTACAGCCTTCCAGCGTGAAGGATTCGATGTCAGGTTTGACCGGGATGCACTGATTATGTCCTACACTGGGAATGAGTCATTTGAATGCCCCATAGCACTGGTGGGCTTGTCGGTTAATCCAGCCATGGAGTTAGAAGCCTATGCCTAGAGCCATACCAGCAGGGCTGGGTGCTCACATTGCACAGGGTGGCACCAGCCTGTGTGAGTTAATCAAGATCACCCCCACGGTGGGGCCAGTCCTGGCATTCACCAGTCATATACAGCCTTTAACTGTGGATGGTGTGTTGTATCTGGCAAGACCTGGCATGAAGGTATCAGAAGTGAAGTCAGGTCTGAAAATGGAAATAGACACCAGTCAGGGGCAGGGCTTCTTTCAGTCAGGGATTATCACCATGGCTGATGTGCTTAAAGGGAAATTCAGAGAAGCATTGTTTGATAGAAGATTTTGCAACTATGACACACCATCAGATGGTGGCTATACCTATCAGACTGGCAATATAGGCAGGGTGGATATAGCTGACAATTCATTCACAGTGGAATTAAGGGGGCTGACCCAGAAGCTATCACAGCCAGTGGGCAGAGTCACCAGCAGGCAGTGTGATGTGCAGCGTGTAGGTGACAGCAGGTGCAAGTTTGATTTATCCAGCACCAGCACTGCAGGCACGCCATTCACGCAAACCCTGACAGTTTCAGACATTAGCACCAGCATTCTATTCAAGGTAACTGGGTACAATTTCACAGGCATCATAGGCACAGTTAGCTGGTTTAATAGTGGCTATCTGACATGGATCAGTGGCGGGAATGCTGGCTATACAGCAGAGATAGGCAGGCACGCTGATGAAATGATCGGGGGTGTGTGGCTTGAACTGGTCATGGAGCCGGGAGCACCTATCACGGTGGGTGACACATGCAGCGCCACTGCTGGCTGTGACAGGTCTGAATGGCAGTGCAGAAACAAATTTAAGAATGTAGCCCAGCCTAATGGCAATCTGGTGAATTTCAGGGGTTACCCTGACCTGGCTGGAGCCATCATCTACAAGGCAGCAGATGGCATTTTGGCCACCACGGAAAGATTATGAGTTTAGACAGAGACAAAATCACTGCTGCTGCTTTGTCACTATTGTCACCACGCGTGAAATTCAAGCCCTATGGCAGAAATCCAAAGTATGGCCTTGACTGTATCGGGGTAGTGCTCTGGGTAGGTAAGCAGTGTGGGTATCTGGCTGCTGACTTAAAGCTGCCACCATATGCCTACCCACCCCAGCGTGAAATGTTTGATCTGTTTGACCAGATGGCAGTCAGGCGTGATGACCCTGAGCAGGGCTGTATTGCAGTCTTTGCCTACTCAGAAGATGCCCCCCAGCATGCTGGTATCGTGGTGCAGGCTGATGGTGAATGGCGTGCAGTGGGCATAGACCCCGGTGGGCATGGCACTGTGACCATCAGCCCCCTTGATACGGTACACATATGGCGTTTCTATGACTTTTCTTCTGCTTGAACCTTTCCTGACCACGGCAGCTATTCTGGCATTTCTGGCAGATGTGGCTGTAGCTGCAGTGGTGGTAGGTGCCAGTTATCTGCTGCAGCGTTTAGTAGCCCCCAGACCCAAGCCCGGAGAAGCAGCCAGACCAGATATACAGCTAACCACATCCAGAGAAGGCGAAGGTATCCCCCGGATATATGGCACCTGTGCAGTGGGTGGAAAGATTATCTGGCTGGGTGACATACACTGGAGACCTGTATACACAAATTCAGGGGGCAAGCGTTCAACTCCACCCACTACTGGCTATTCTATCAGCATGGGCATACTGGTATGTGAGAACAGAAACAACAGCATTCTGGGGATAACCCGCATCTGGGCAAATGGGAATGTCCTATATCAGCGTAGTGGTGAAAGCCTGACAGGGGCCAATGTGCTGGAAGGGGTACAGGGCATCTGGGATGCTAACCTACTCTATGCCCAAAGGCTGCAGATACTGCTGGGCAGAGAAGATCAGACCACCAGATGTGAATGGTATAAGACTGAAGTGGGTGCAGTGCTGGATGATGACGTACCTGCATACAGGGGCAGCGTGGTGGTCTGGCTGGATTATGTAGACCTGACCCCCAGCTATAACATTATTCCCCAATACCAGTTTGAAGTGCTGAATAGTGATGGCACCATCAGCCAGATAGTCATAGCAGAATGCACCTATGCAGGCGTGCAGCCCAGCCAGATCACCAATGGAGCACCCACTGATGGGCCAATGGGCTGGATAATCACAGGGCCATTGGCACCTAAAAGCACATTTGAAGCCCTAACCATCTGGTCACCCTTTGACTGTGCAGAAGTGGATGGGAAATTAAAGTTTATAGAACTGGGTCAGCCCAGCAGCCTGCTGGTACCTGACACAGACCTTGGGGCAGTCAGTACAGGCAGAGAAGAAGATGACCAGAAAGAAGTAAAGTTTCTGATGTCATCTGAGCAAAGCCTGACAGAAGTGGCCCAGCGTGTAGAGATAACATTTTATGACCCTGGCTTTAAGTATGAAGAAGCCACGGTAGGTTATGCGCTGCAGTTTGGAGCAGGTACCGGAGTGAAAGAAGTGTATCTGCCAATGGCTGCATTTCATGAAGAAGTCAGGCACAGGGCCAGCAACCTGCTGGCACGAAGCAGAACAGAGACAGACACACTGAAGCTGGTGCTGCCCCCGAAATATATCAAGTATCATCCGGGTGATGTGCTTACAGTGCCTGCACCCAATGGCCAGCTATTGGATATGCGGATACTGGGCATGTCATTTAGTCCGGGGGATAAGGTAGAAGTGGATGGTATCAGACAGCTAAGGGCTGCAGGTGTAGGGCCACCTGGCGAAGTTATCATCACACCCCCAGTGCCCAGTGACAGTGCCCTGCCACTTGACACTGTTTATATCTTATCGAATGCACCCCCATTGATAGATGACCATGACGGGTTTGACGGGCTGTACTGGGCAGCAGGGCCACGTACCATATCAGATACTGACCCACCCAGATCATGGCGTGGTGCCACACTGTTTATGAACTTCTGTGGATCTGATGACACCTTTAAGCAGTATTACCCGATAGCAGCCACCCGGACTGCAGCAGTCATAGGGAAGGCACGCACAGTGCTGGGTACTGGCAGTGGGGTGGATGCAGTTAACACGGTAGACATAGACTTCCCCTTTGGGCTGGGCACCAGCACAGTGCTGGGCATTCTGAATGATGCCTTCGTGAAAAGCACCCAGCCCAATCTCTGCATACTAGGGAAAGAAGTGCTGCAATTCAGGGATGTGGATGATGTCAGTGAACTCTATGGGTTTGATGAAGGTGCAGGCAGGGTGTGGCGTTTATCTCAGCTTAAGCGGGGCTTGCGTGATACTGCAGGGATGACCGGAAGCCATGCCATTAATGAAGGCTTTGTGCTCTGGTCACCAGAAACCCTGCACAGGGTACCCATTGATATTATCCAGCAGAAAGGTACATGGGCTTTCAAGGCCCTGACTGATGGCCAGCAGGAAACGGAAATAGATCCAGCATTTCTGGAATATGATCCAGATGACGGGACTATGGTGCTTATGGAGACACCCTGATGGGACGTCAAATTAAATCATCAGCCTTCACTATGGATGTCTCTGAGCAGAGCACTGCACCAGTCAGCCCCCCTGGTGCCCTGAGAATGAGACCCAAGGCAGATGGCACCACGCTGCAATTAAGCTATAACACTGGGCCATATTTTGACATTGGGGGTGCCGGGGTAGGTGGAGCACCTACAGGGCACTGGCTCTGGTCTAATGCCACTACTGGCCCACCAGCCACAGGCGTGGTGGCCATCAATAATGCAGACCCCAGCCTGGCTACAGAAATCAGGATCAGTGAAACATCCACTGATAGTCTGGCCTTTGCAGCCACCTTTGACACCCTGATACCTGGAAGCCACATCTATGCACAGGATGGTGATGACCCCACCAAGTGGGTCAGGTACAACGTCACAGCCCCTGCCACAGACCACGGTGACTACAGGCACTGGCCAGTGGCGCTGGTCAGCTATGGGGGTGTGAATCTAAACAATGGCGAAGTAGTCAATCTGCAATTCATCAATAGTGGCTCTGGTGCCTTCCCCCGATTGGATCAGGTACTTGACCCTACTGACATCAGCACCTTTGAAATGGGAAACCACCAGCTAGTGTTTCACTATGCAGGTGCTGAAGCAGAAGAATGCACAGTCTTTGAAAGCCTTGCCCCTGGCACTGGTGCTGCTGGTGGCCCATTAATGCTGCTCAGGGTCAGTGGTACTGCCAGTCAGAAGTCAGCCCTGAGAATAGAAACGCGTGGCACTTTTGCCATGTCAGTGGCTGCAGATGGCAAAGTAGCCATGGGCATAGAAACGGGGGTGGTAGACAGGCTGAACGTGTATCAGCAAAACACTGGTGCTGATACTGCAGGTGTATTTCATGGGTACTGTGCGCTGGTCACAGGTCACACAGCATCAGCCCAGACAGCCAGCCATTTACAGCTAACTGATGGGGGCAGCAGTCTGGCCCTGACCTATATGAACGCCTTGAAGCTGTCACTGCACAGGGATGGCACTGCCCTGCACAATGGCAACCTGAATGCCCTGCTGCTGCATGGTGACATCAATATAGGGGTGTCTACTCATACGGTGACTGGCTTCAGCCTGGGTATGGCAGTGGCAGGCACTACCACGGTATCTGAATGGGAAGGCATCAAGATCAGGGCACCCTTCACTATTGGCACGCCTAACATAGTCAGCAAAAAAGCCATCATCACAGAAGCAGGTGCAGGGCTTGTGGGCCTTGGTACCCTGACCCCTGCAGTGCAGCTACACGTGGTGGGGGCAATGCATGATGAACAGAGCACTGGGCAGGTATTCACCATAGCCAAGACTCATGATGGTGAAAGCCCCCAGCTAGACTTTAAGAGAACCAAGGCCACAGGGCTGTATCTGGAAACTGGTGATGTGGCTGGAAGGATCATGTTCTATGGGTACTTCAGCCCTGCATATAAGGCGCTGGGGTATCTGCAGAGTTATTACACTACTGCCTATGGGCCACCATCAGG